ACGATTCAGGTAGCGAAGGAGCCGATCGCGCACGAGCTCACGATCGGCATCCGCGAAACCGAGCACGACGCGAATCGGATACTGCGCGAGCGGCCCGCCCGGCTCGACGGGCGCTTTCTGACCCTCCTGGTGGACACGTGCGATGCGCGACAGTCGTTCGTCGAAGCCGATCGCGAGGCCCGTACTGTCGACATCGATGCGCAGATAGCGCGCGGTGCGCAGCTTCCGGAACATCGCCTCGCGCTTGACGCGGCCGGCCTTCTCGCGCAAGCGCTTGCCGCCCGCCTTCACCTTCCGCGGCTCGTACGCGCTGCCGTCCGGATTCCGCTGCGCGGCGACGCGCGACTGCTGCGCGCGGCGCAGATCGCGGCCGAGCTCTCGCAGCAGTTGACGGCGGGCCGCCGGCGACAGCTTCGCGAGCAACCCGCCCGCCCATCGTTCGAGCGCCTGAAGATCGTCCGTCATGAGAGCCACTCGTCGGCTGCGTCGTCGATGTGCTCGACCGTGCGGTTGCCGGCTTCGTCGGTGCCGACCACGACGCTTTCCGACAGCTTCACCTTGAGCCCGAGGTCGACGGCGTTGTTCGACAGGATGTCGGCGACGAACGTCATGCCGTTGCGGCGCTCGTCCCGATTCGTCACGAGGTCTGGCTGATTCGCGCGCGCCCATTCGACCACGGCGATCATCACGTCGTCCGGGTTGCCGATGAAGTCGCGAATGATGATCTCGCACTCGTATTCATAGTCGAACGACGCCGTGCGCGTGCCCGTCGCCTCGATCCGGCCTTCGTTGACGAACACGAGCAACTGGTCCGGCGAGGCGTTGAGCTGCGGCAACGCGGCGACGAGCGCCGCGCGTAGGCTGCTCGGCTTATTCATGGCCGTCCGTCCGCCGCACGCGTGCCTGACACGTCGCGATCATGTCGACTTCGGACGCGCAGCGCGCCCACGCCGCGCGCGCGACGTGCAGCGCGTCGCTGAGTTCACCGTTGGTTCGCGGCGCCATCGCCGGCATCGTGCACGGCGTCACTGCCGCGCATTCGTTGAGCGTAATCGTCGGCGCCATTGAGGGCGGGGCTTGCGTGCAGGCGCACAACGTCGTCAGGCAGAGCGCCAGCAGCCCACGTGCGCACGGCGGCGTTTTCATCGATCAGTCTCCGCAGTTCGTTTCGATAGGTCGCGAGCGTCGCGTCGACGCCGGCGCGCGCGCGGTCGAGCTGCTCGCGTTGTGCATCCTTCGCCTTGGCGTCGGCCAACAGGCGCTCGATGACGGCGGCGCTCGCTTGCGCGTCGCGATTCGCACGGCGCGCGTCGTCGGTCGCCCGCTCGAGCTGCGCGCGCAGCGCGCGGCCGTGCTGGCAGCTTGCGGCGAGCGCGATCAACGCGAACAGCGCCAGCCACGGCATGAGGCGCGAGAGGTTCATGCGGCCGCCTTGCCCGTGCCGGCGTACTTCGCATACGCGCGGTCGAGCTTCACGTCATACAGGTTGATCGCGAATTCCGGGCCGTTGTAGCCTTCCGAGAACGCCGCCCACTTCCGGGCACGAAGCGCCGCTAGCAGCTTCTTGTCGGCCGCGACGTACCGCACGAACGCGTCGAGGTGCTCGGCTTCGCCCAGCTCCATACGGGACACGAATTCGTCGACGCTCGCGTAACCCAGGCGTTTCCAGTGATACGCCATGATCTGGAACGCGCCCCAGCTCGCGGACTCGTAAGCGGATGCCGCGTCGATGCGCGCCGCGGTGTCGAGCCGCACGTATTCGGCGGCGCCGCCCTGGTAGCCGCCGCGCTTCGGGTTGACGACGTCCGGCCATCGTGCGGCGGCAGCGTCCGCCGCTTCCCTGCCGACATTCGCGACGAGCCGCTGATACATGACATGCCGCTCGAACAGGATTTTCGGTCGGCCGTCGTCCAGAAAGCCGACGCCGCGCGACTCAACTTCGTTGACCGCCCGCACGCACGCGAGCGATACGCCGAGCGTCGCGGCCGCGCGCGCGAGGTCGGCGTCCGTCAGGTGCTTAGGGTCGCGCTGCCCGCTGGCGAGCACCCGGTACGTCTTCGGGCCGGCGATGCCGTCGACGACGAGACCCGCGGCCGCCTGCAACGTCTGGACGGCTCGCTCGGTCTGTTCGTCGTAAAGGTGCGATACGTCGACCGGGTAGCCGGCGCGCACGAGGCGCTGCTGCAGCAGTCCGACTTCCGCGCCGTGATCGTTGAATCGAAGGATGTTCACGCTTCGTCACTCCGTAGAAGGCGCGCGACGTTGCCGCGCGCGAGGTACACCAACACGGCGAGCAGAACCGCGAGCGCCGCGTGAAAGAAGCCGGTCGGCTTCGGATGAAACAGCAGCTCGATCGCCGAGCCGCCCGAAATCGCGACGATCACCCAGGCCGCCCACGCGACGTGGAAGCGATGCCGCGCGCCGTTCTTGCGGTAGGTCAGCACGCGCACGATGACGGCCAGGTGCGCGGCGAGCGCGACGAGTGCGGACGAGACATGCACGTCAGTCTCCCTTGCGAAACAGCGCGAACAGGTCCATGCCCTTCACGCGCTCGATCAGCGTCAGCGTGACCGCGATCACGAGCGCGGCCGCGAAGAACGCGGCGACGCCCGTCGAGCGGATCGGCACGGCGTGGATGATTTCAGGCGCGGCGAGGTAGCCCATCACGAGCGAGATGAGCATGTACGCGGCGCGCTTCGCGAGGCCGAGGTCTTTCGACGTGACGACGACGAGCGCCGCGCCCGCGAACGCGCCGATTAGCGCGTCGCCGTCGACGCCCGGCGCGATGCCGGCGAGGCCGACCGCGGCGAACAGCGCCGCGGCCGAAGAAGTGTTCGGTTCAGCCATTCATTCGGCTCCGGTCAGTCAAACAGTTGCAATAGCGGCGTGGTCGTCTCGATCGCGCGGCGCTCGGGCATCTCCACGACGGTTCCCATCGGCAGCACGACGCCGAGCTCGGCGAGGCCGGGGTTCGCTTCGAGCACGGCTTCAACCGTGCCCGCCGTGCTGCCGTAGTGCCGCCAGCACAGCGCGTCGAGCGTCTCGCCTTGCAGCGCCGCGATCTTCATTGCCCGAGCGCCTGCCCGTCGCGATCGAACAGGCCGAGCACGCGCGGCTTGAGCCGGGCTCGCCGGCGCGCGATCACGGCGGCTCGTATGGCCGCCTCCGCGCCGGTGCGATCCGAGCAATAGGCAATCTCAAGCCAGAACAGGCCAGCGACGCGCTGCTGCACCTGGCACGCGCCGACGCAGAACAGCTTCCCGCCGCGCACGCGGGACTGCGCGAACTGACGAATGCGGTACAGGGAGCGAGCCATCAGATCAGTTCCACCGTCGAGCGCGCCACGCCGAGGATGTCGCTGATCGCCCATCGCGCGGCGCGGCGTGCGTCGTCGACCGTCGCGGCCAGATCGGCCGCGACCTGGCCGCCGCTCTTCGTCGTGTCGTAGCCGCGGTACTTCTCCGTCACGTCCGCGTGCGTCAGGTGGTACACCGCGCGCCGGTAGCGGGCCACGTGTGCCGATTCGCCATCGATGCGCGGCGCCGGCACGTCGGCGAGCGTCGCCGCGCCCGCCGCGCGCTGCCGGGCGCGCCACGCGGCGAGCTCGTCGTTCACGGTCAGCAACGCGTCGCGCGCGGCGTGCCGCAGCCGCTCGGCCGTCACGGTGCCGTCCAGGCGCATCGCGTCGCGCAGCGCGGACAGATCGATGTCCGGGAAGAAGCCGTCGTTCGTCAACGTGCCTTCGATCGGCGTCGCCGCGACGGCGGGCGCGGCGGTGGCAACAAAGCTGTTCATGGTCGGTTCGCAATGAGGTGGCGGTGGACCGGCGCACAAGGCCCGTGACCGTCAGGCGTAGGGCCTGGGCGCCGGTGCCGCCATGCCGAGGTGGGCTCTTTACGTGCCGTCGGCGCCGTCGCCCCGACGGCCCGCGGCTTCGACCTGCTTCGTCAGCCGGTCGATGTCCTTTTTCACGCCGACGCGATCGTTCAGCGCGACCGCGCGGCGCAGATAGTCGAGCGCGCGCGCCGGCGCGGCGGCCTGCGTCGCGTAGCCGAGCGCCTTGTACAGCTTCGCGCGTACCTGGTCGTGCATGTCGGCTTCGCGCGTCAGATCGTCGACGAGCTCGAGGCTCGCCGCGTCGAACGTCTCGCCGTCGAGGAACGACGACAGCGCGGCGTCGGCGAACTGCTCGGCGACGAGCGACGCGAGCGAGCGCTCGAACTGGTCGGGCAGCGTGAGCCCGTTCGAGAGCGCGTAGGCCGCGATCGCGAGCGCGCCGTCGAAGTCGCCGGCGTCGATGCGCCAGACCATCACCGTCACGAGCACGTCGTCCTGCGCGCCGCGGCCGCCGCTCAACACGCCCGCCACATAGTCGGCGTACTCCGGCAGCAGCTTGCGTTTCAGCTCGATCTTCCGCTCGATCGACTGAATGCCCTTGAGCGCGCGGCGGTCGGCCGCGAGCTTCGCGAGCATCAGCTCATAGGCTGTCGCGCCCTTCATCGTCGCGCCGGGCGACGCGGCGGCCGCCGCGCGCGCGGCCGAGACGCGATTGAAGTGTGCGCGGGCGGGCGTGTTGATCGTCATGCCGCCGCCAGTTCGATGTTTTCGGCCACGCAGCCGCAACCGAAGTCTTCGACCACGTAGGCGTCGTTCGACGATTCGTAGTTCTCGATGCGGTCGCGTTCCGGCACTTCCTTCAGCGTGCGCCGGCGCGCGCCTTCCTGGTAGTAGATCGACAGATTTGACAGCTTCGTGACCATCAGCGCGCGCTTCGGGAAGAACGGCACGCGCACGGCCGGCAGATTGCCGATGCGCTTCTGGCTCACGATCAGATCGGCCGCGAGCCGCTCGGTCGGCGCCTGCGTCGCGTTGACGATCGGGAAATACTTGTCGTGCAGCAGCTCGCGGCCGCAGATCACGACGAGGCCCGTGTCTTCCTGGAACCACGGGTCGATCATCGACGACACGATATCCATCACGAGCGCGTCGAGGTTCTCGTAATCGCCCGCCTTGCCGATGAGCACCTTGCCGGCCTGCTTCGCGCCTTCGTGCAGCACGCGCTGCGCTGCGCGCTCGCGGTACTGTTGCAGCCAGCCGATGTTCACGTCCTGCAACAGCGGGTTTGCCTGACGGTCGGTCGTCGCGGCCGCCTTCACGCCGTTCCAGCCGATCATGATGCGATCGAGCGCCCCCTGGTTGAGGATCACGTCGCGGATGCGCTGCTGGAAGTCGGCGAACTTCGCCCACATGTCGAGCTTGCGATACGGAATCGCCGTGTCGTAGTCGGTCTTCTCGCAGCGGTAGCGGTTGCTGTCGAGCGCCGTCGGGTCGATCGGTTGGCGCGCGGCCTTCGTCGTGTCGGTGCGGCTCGCGATCGGGCCGGACACGGACAGGCCGAGCTTTTCGCCTTCGAGCTCGGTCACGGGCAGCACGTTGATGCGCTTGAGAAACTCGCTCGATTCCTGCATCTTCGTTTCGAGCCGCTGTTGCACGGTCGGCTCGACCGCGAATTTCTTCGACACGTCGCCCGTGTCGTTCAGCTTGGCGATTTGCGCGGCGTACTTTTCATATGCCTGGCGCGTTTCCTTCCTCATCGGGAAATTCTCCTGTGTGGTGTGCGGGATGGGTCAGCAGTCGGTCACGAGCTCGCCCGTCGAGCCGGTCGACGGCGGGCGCTGCGGCGCGCCGTTGTCGGTGTTCGACAGCTTCTCGGTCAGCGCTTCGACGGCGGCGAAGGCTTCATCGGCGCGCTTCTTCGCGTCGGCTGCGGCGCCCGTCGCGCTCGTGACAGCCGTGCTCAGCGTCGCGACTTCGCGGCCCGTGTGGTGCGCATGGATGGCGACCCGCTCGAGCGCTTCGCGCACGTCGGCGAAGCGCTCGTCGTCGTTCTCGCGGTTGCGGGCGAACAGGCCCTTTACCCATTCCTTGAGGCCGGCCGTTTCGGCCGCGCCTTCGAATTCGATCGCCGTCTCGCACGCGGGCGTATAGAGGTTGTTCGAGCGCTTCGCGGCGAATTGCAGCGCTTCGGTGCCGAGGCTCGCCGGGTCGTCGGTCGCCGCGAGCCCGACGAGATACGCCTCGCCGATGTCGGCGAAGTCGGGGTTGATCTCGATCGACGTGAAGAGCTTCTGGCGCTTCTTCGACAGCGCGACGAGCTCGTCGGTCGGATCGATCTGCGCATACAGCGCCATCTTCCCTTTCAGCGGGCCGTCTTCGATTTCGGCCGCCTTCAGCGCGATCACGTCGCCATACGCGCCGAACGGGTTGTTCGCCGACAGCGGCGCCCAGCCCTTGATGTGCTCGACGTTCACGCGTGCGCCGTACAGCTTCGGGTCGTAGTGCTTCGCCATCTGCGTGAGCCATTCACGCTTGATCTCGCGACCGTCGACGGTCGCGCCTTCCACTGCGACGCGGAAGAATTTGGTTTTGCTTGCCATAGAGAGGGTCGAACGTGGTTGAGTGAGCGTGGTTCTCATGTTCGGCGTTCACGCGCCACGGCTCAATCCGCGGCGTTTGTGGGTCACGCGGGTACAGCGCGCTGCGCGTGCTCGCGCGCACGCGGCGGCCTACGCTTGGTCGCATGCTCGAAACTACGGACCCCCATCAGCTCGAAAACGACGTGCGCAAGGTCGCGCGCACGCTCTATTGGCAAGGCTGGCGCATCGCGTCGATCGCCCGCCATCTCGACATCAAGCCCGCGACCGTCGCGTCGTGGTGCCGCCGCGAAAAGTGGAAGGACGCAACGCCCGTCGAGCGCATCGAGGCATCGCTCGAAGTACGCCTGATGGTGTTGATCGCGAAGGAGAAGAAGGACGGCGCGGACTACAAGGAAATCGACCTGCTCGGCCGCCAAGTCGAGCGGCTCGCGCGCGTGCGCAAGTACGACGAGACGGGGAAGGAATCGGACCTGAACCCGAAGATTGCGTCGCGCAACGCCGGCCCGAAACGCCGTGCGCCGCGCAACGAAATCAGCGACGAGCAGCACAAGCGCATCATCGAAGCGTTCCGCGATTCGCTGTTCGACTATCAGAAAGTCTGGTATCGGAACGGCGATCAGCGCACGCGCAACATCCTGAAATCGCGGCAGATCGGTGCGACGTGGTACTTCGCGCGCGAGGCGCTCGTCGACGCCCTCGACACCGACCGTAATCAAATCTTCCTGTCGGCGAGCAAGGCTCAGGCGCACGTCTTCAAGCAGTACATCACGCAGTTCGCGCGCGCGGCGGCCGACATCGAGCTCACGGGCGATCCGATCATCTTGCCGAGCGGCGCGACGCTGTACTTCCTGGGGACGAACGCGCGCACCGCGCAGTCGTACCACGGCAACTTCTACTTCGACGAATACTTTTGGGTTCCGAAGTTCCGCGAGCTGAACAAGGTCGCCTCCGGCATGGCGATGCACAAGCGCTGGCGCAAGACTTACTTCAGCACGCCGTCCAGCGTCACGCACGAGGCGTACGCGTTCTGGAGCGGCGCGCACGCGAACCGCGGCCGCGCCGCGGGCGAGCGCATCCAGATCGACACGAGCCACGAGGCGCTCGTGCGCGGCATGTTGTGCGAGGACGCGCAGTGGCGGCAGATCGTGACCGTGCTCGATGCGATGGCGGGCGGCTGCGACCTGTTCGACATCGACGAGCTGCGCCGCGAGTACAGCGCCGAGGAATTCGCGAATCTGCTCATGTGCCAGTTCATCGACGATTCGCTGTCGGTGTTCAAGCTGTCGGACCTGCAACGCTGCATGGTCGACTCGTGGGAAGAATGGGCGGACGACTTCTCGCCGCTGCTGCTGCGGCCGTTCGGCTATCGCGAGGTGTGGGTCGGCTACGATCCGGCGCTCACGGGCGACTCGGCGGGGCTCGTCGTCGTGGCGCCGCCACGCGTCGACGACGGCGCCTTCCGCGTGCTCGAACGTCATCAGTTCCGCGGCAACGACTTTGAGGAACAGGCCACGGCAATCGAGGCGATCACGCAGCGCTACAACGTCGGCTACATCGCGATCGACACCACGGGCATGGGGCAAGGCGTCTACCAGCTCGTGCGCAAGTTCTTCCCGGCCGCCGTCGCGCTGAACTACTCGCCCGAGGTGAAAACCCGCCTCGTGCTCAAGGGCCAGTCCGTCGTCCGGAACGGCCGCCTGCAATTCGACGCGGGCTGGACCGATCTGGCGGCGGCGTTCATGGCGATCAAACAGACGATGACGGCGAGCGGCCGTCAGGCGACCTACACCGCTGGCCGTACCGACGAGACGGGCCACGCCGACCTGGCGTGGGCGTGCCTGCACGCGATCGACCGCGAGCCGCTCGCCGGCGGCGGCATTCATTCATCTTCATTCACGGAGTTTTACGCATGAGCAAGCGCCGATCGCGCGCGCCGCGCACGTTCGCGGCCGCGCCCAATCCGAGCGCCGGCAGCGCCGCGCCGGCGCGTGCCGAGGTCTTCACGTTCGACGAACCGACGCCCGTCATGAACCGGGCCGAGATTCTCGATTACGTCGAGTGCTGGTCGAACGGCGAATGGTTCGAGCCGCCGGTCAGCTTCGCCGGCYTGGCGAAATCGTTTCGCGCGAGCACGCACCATAGCTCGGCGCTGTTCTTCAAGGCGAACGTGCTGGCGTCGACGTTCCGCCCGCACCGCTGGCTGTCGCGGCACGCGTTCGAGCGGTGGGCGCTCGATTTCCTGACGTTCGGCAACGGCTATCTGGAACGCCGCCGCAACATGGTCGGCGGCACGCTGCGGCTCGAGCCCGCGCTCGCGAAGTACGTCCGGCGCAAGGCCGATTTCAGCGGCTTCGTGTACGTGAACGGCTGGCAGGAGCGGCACGAGTTCGAGCCCGACAGCGTGTTCCAGCTCGTGCGGCCGGACATCAATCAGGAGGTCTATGGCCTGCCCGAGTATCTGAGCTCGCTGCACTCGGCCTGGCTGAACGAATCGTCGACGCTGTTCCGGCGCAAGTATTACGAGAACGGCAGCCACGCCGGCTTCATCCTGTACATGACCGACGCCGCGCAGAAGCAGGACGACGTGGACAACATGCGCGACGCGCTGAAGAACGCGAAGGGGCCGGGCAACTTCCGCAACGTGTTCATGTACGCGCCGGGCGGGAAGAAGGACGGCATCCAGCTCATTCCCGTGTCCGAGGTCGCCGCGAAGGACGAGTTCTTCAACATCAAGAACGTGACGCGCGACGATCTGCTCGCCGCGCACCGCGTGCCGCCGCAGTTGCTCGGCATCGTGCCGAGCAATTCGGGCGGGTTCGGCACGCCGGATACCGCCGCGCGTGTGTTCGGGCGCAACGAAATCAGGCCGCTACAGGCGCGCTTCGCCGAGCTGAACGACTGGCTCGGCGACGAGGTCGTGACGTTCGACGATTACGAGATTCCGCCGGCGCCGGTCGCGGCGTAGCGCATTGAGCGGGACGCGTCCGCGCCCGCGAACGCTGCCTCACACGGATAAAAGTATGTACAAATATTCGTTGCGCCGGGATATTTTTGTACTTACAATAAAGCTCATGGAACTTGAATACGATCCGAACAAACGCGACAAGACACTGACCGAGCGGGGGCTGGATTTCGCGCGTGCAGTGGAGGTGTTCGCCGGGCACCACTTCACGTTGGAGGATACGCGGGAGGATTACGTTGAATCGCGCTACATCACGGTCGGCACGCTGGACGGCCGCATGATCGTGATGGTTTGGACGCCACGCGGCGAGGCTCGCCGCATTATCAGCATGAGGAAAGCAAATGACCGTGAGCAAGCGCGCTACGCACACCGATTGGGTTGATCCGGACGACGCGCCGGAGCTGACCGACGAATTTTTTGAGAGGGCGGACGAGTACGTCGGCGACCGCTTGGTCCGCCGTGGGCCGGGGCGGCCGCTCGGCAGTCACAAAACCGCGACGACGATTCGGCTCGACGATGACGTGCTCGACGCCTTCAAAGCGACCGGCCGAGGCTGGCAAACGCGGGTGAATGCCGTGTTGAAGGAGTGGCTCAAGACGCACAAACCAGCGTAACGAATCGCATCGGCCAAAGGCAGGGCCGCGCACCGGGCAACCGGGCGCGGCCCTTTTTTGCGTCTGGGGAACGCGAACCGCAGAGCGACTCGGTGGGACGGCGCGCGGCGTGTCCCGTCGCTGTCCCATCTGTGTCCCGACTAGCGTCCCGTTGTCCCATCTAGCGTCCCATCGTCCCGATTGCTGTTGCCGCGAGGCTGCGAAAGCGGTATGGGGCGATTCCGACGGCGCGATTAGAGGGCCTACAGCGGCTTGGCGCTGGCAGGGTGGCCGCGTTCCGGCCGCGCGCCGCGAGCGGCTCCACGAGGCCGTGACGCGGCCGCACGGGGTATTTGAGGGGCCGGCCCGCCTGCGCACCGACGGTCACTGCGGCGGCTTTTGCGCAGTCCCCTCCTCGCCTGCAGGTTTTGCTTGGTGGGGTGGTTTTAGTGCGCCGGCCGACCAACTCGGCGGCCTTTGTGGTGCGGGGCTCCATGTGATTCACGGCGCGTGGAAATCGTGCGTTTTGATGCGCAACGATGCGTATTTATGCACCGATGCGCGCAGTTGTGACCCCGTCGCACCCGCAAAAAGAGCGGTTTTTTGCGCGCATGCACCGGCCGGCCGAGCCCAACCAGCACAGGCCGTGCGGCGATCGATACGTGGATTCAGTTATGCACTTTTACGCGCCATGATTATGCAGCGACGATGCCGGTGCGAGTTTGTTCTCGCCTCTGGATCGATGGTCGGGCCGCACTCGGCGGAGACGAATTCGGAAAAAGCAGGGGCCAAGCGGCCACCAGCGTATAAAATGGGCAATGAGCGGCGGTTGCGAGCCACCGCTCATTGCGTTACGGCTCTGCCACGGCCCTTGACCTGCTCTGCGCGAAACTTTGCGGTCAAGGGCCTTTTTCAGCACGCGGCGGGCAGTTGCACCGCGTGCCGAAACCTAATAATTTCTGCATTTCGCCTCCCCTCATCAAAGATTTGTACCGAGAACGACCGCAACATCTTGCCCGGCACTTACGCCGTTAGCCGGGGCCGCCGTCTCCATCGGCTTTTCGTCTGCTGCGGCGCTCGGAGCTTGTGTCGCCTGCTGTTGAACCCATGCGCGATAGGGCTCGATGTCACCGAACGCCCCGATATCCGCAAGCCGCTCCAGGAAACGACTGTAGAGGTCGTTTTGTACGAGGTTTTGCGATCGCATCCATTCCATAACCGCATTCGGGTTCAGCAACAGCACATAGTGGAACTCACCTGACGCGCCGGGCTTCGTCTGGATAAAGTTCAATTCTCGCAGCCTCTTCATTCGACGCCGCCACGTGTCGACTGCGCGCTCTCCGACGAACCCCGCCTCTGCCGCGAATGTCGTCGGATTCTCAATTGTCAACAGCGAGTGATCTGGTGACCGAGCCCAGAGGCAGAAAAGCGTATGGCCGGCCGGCTGCCCCTTCGATTGCGCATCGATCGCCTGCATCACGATCGGGAGCGTGCGGGGAATGGTGATGAATCCATCATTCCTTTTGCGATGCCAGAGCCAGACCTCAGGCATGCCTGGGAAATGCAGCTCAAGCAGGTGTTGAGCGCGCTCCGCCATCTTCACGTGCCGAACAGATGCTTGTTTGCCGTTTGCCACAACCGTCTCCAGAGCAATTAACCAGTAAGTCCAGTATCGTCCAAGGGCGGTTTCTCCGCCACCATTTTTTTCGACGATCTCACACAGTTCGCCTTTGCGTATGCCGACATTTGATTGAGTGAGTTAAGGTGATATCTCGATGTTTGACTATGCGTATTGCGCGGTTTCACGCAATGCATGCACATTTATTACTTTGTATTCAATAGCTTATTGATTTTTTGTGTGCTCTGCGTACTCGAAGTACTCGGCGTCCTCGCATGTGCTCTACGTACTTTTGGGATATGCAAGGGTGCCGGATCGGAATGGGTTGGCGCCACGCGCCGCTGTTGCGGTGCGGTCAGGAGGCTGAGGGGCCCAGTGCGTGTTCGACAAAGCCCGACCGCCCACAAATGAAAAGCCCCGCGAGAGCGGGGCTATCATGAGGGCAGCGTGGTCGGCATCAGCAGTGCACCAGTCGTCTATTGCTCGCGTGCTTCGCGGCCAAAAGCGATTGAATTTGCGAACGTGCCGCAATGGCACCGCCCTCCTCGAGCCGATCTTTTAAAGCTTGCGCAATTACACGCAGCACGTGCCCATTCGCATGAAGAATCGCGATGCGCTTCACGAACTCCTCCAAGCCTAGGCCGATCGCGAGAATCCCGAACAGCTCGTCGGCGTACGATTCCGACAAGCTTTCAACATGCCGCAGATCGATGGATACGAAGTGTCCATCGACCAGTGCTTTCGCGACATCGACTCGAAGGTCTGCTGCAAGGCGCCGGGACGCTAAGTCGGTATATTCCGGTGCAAAAACTAGTCGCTTCATGACTTCCCTCCGAGCAATTTAATCAAATTCGCCGTCGTTTCGTCTTCCGCTTCGCCAGCGGCGAGGCGCTGGCGAATTGTTCCAGTGTCAAACCGGACAGCAATTCCGACCCCTTGGCAGACACTCGGAGATTCAAACATCTCCGTGCCGCGCTCAGGCGTCATGGACAGCAGCCCGTCACCGGATGCAAGCCACAACATGCCGTCATAGCGGTCGACCAGGCTTACAAGCTTTGCGAGCCCAAGGCCCATATGATGATTCTCCGTCTCGCGGATCGCGCCGACTCCGGGGATGGGGTTTCCCATCATGTCAGCAGGTAGCCGCTGGGCGAACTCATCCTGCACCTTGGCCTTCTTCGACGAATTCCCTTTCTGTATACACCAGTTGATGGCGTCAGCATGTGTCGAAATGTTAGGGATCCCTACGCGATTCAACTCGCGCAGAAAACCAAGTCCACGATCCGCCAAGGCGAATTCGAACCAGTGCTCGGCTTCACCGGTCTTTCGCCACCGTTGCGCCATCGAAAAGCCCGTGCTCTTTCCGTGTGACCATACGTTGTCGTGCAAATCTCCTACGACTTCCTGCAGGTCCTGAACGAAGCGATCCAACTGGCCGTCCGCAAAAATGTGCCGTATGCAGCCATTCACACATGTCGTGGCAGCGTCAGTAGTTTCCGCGCTTTCAAGGGGCACTAGACCGCTGTAGTTCCTCCCCTCGTTATGGCGCACGAAGGGGTATTCATCCCTCTCACCTAGCGCGTTCTGCAGGCGCAGCGCTTCTGCATATCGCGCGTTTTCCACAGAGGCAAACGCGATGTCTTGGAACGAGATACCGGCGGCCTTGCCGGCGGCCGCGAGCATCGTCCAGTACCCTGGCGTGTAGTAATCGGATGGGACGGCCCGAACGGCCCCGTCGTCAATTCCTTGCGCGCACGCCAAGTAAGTCGGAAGCCCGCTCGCCATCTAGATGGTTCCCCGTTTTGTGTGATTAGTATTTCCGCTTCGCTGGAGCGGTCACGAAGCAGTACCACACCAACAACTGTATGCATAAACAGTGGTTTGGTCAAACTGCAGGTGCACCGCGCGCCGC